TCTCTTCTTTGGGAGAGGTAGAAGGGGCAGCTTTCGCTGCCGCCTTCATTGTTGGTTTCTTAGCCATTACCGGCTATCTGTTGTCATGCTAACGATGTCGCCAGTATCGACTACACCGCCAGTGTTAGACACAACAGTTGCAATGCCGAAGCCATTTGAAGCATTGATGAAGATCACATCACCTACGTTCATTTCACTTGATACATTGTTAAAGTAAGCAGCTGTATCAATTGTGTTTAGAGCGTCTGTGGTTGACTTGTAATGCCAAATATGGAAGCCATTGCCTGAGTAGTTGACCAAAGAAAGGTCTGCTTTAACTAGTGCCATTGTAAACCTCCCTTATTTCTTCAGCGACAGTTCATAACAAGCGTTCGCATCAATCAGTGTTGCGTTCATTTGCATCTTGTTCAATACAAAATACGCATCTTTATCGTTGTGATACTGCATGTTAGATGAAACATCTGCGCCAATTGCGTGACCAACTGCTGACTGATGCCATGCAAAGCACTTACGGTTTGAGCCATCATCGTCCAATCCTGAGAATGGGAACCATGTAAAGCCAAGCCACTGCTTTGCTGTTACTGAGTTGGCAAAAGGCAAGTTTTCCTGACCGATGTACTCTGCACGAGAGAACTCATCAATGTCCATCAACTGTGACCAGTTTTCCCAACCAATAACGCAATAACGCTGACCATCGTCAGGAACATCATTGTTACCGAAAGCTTCCATCAAGCTGAAAGCCCAAGCCAATGTGATACCGTTTGTGGTTTCGTTAAGAGCATTTGTAGTTGTGTCCATTGCGTCGAGGATCAACTCGTCGGTCTTGCGACCAAGTGCATATGCACCTGACTGCTGTGCGACAAGCATCTCATCGTGGTTGATACGCAATTGATCCAGATCGTCAATCCATTCACCAGCGAAGTAATCTTCAAGGGTGACTGAAACGTTGGTGTGATCAAGATTCATCGGGGCAATGTTGCCGTGACGAGCCTTGGTAGTAGCAAAACCTTTACCGATTTTCTGGAAAGTGGTCTTATTCTTAACGCCATTGGCAGTACGAATAGTACCACGAAGCTTTGAACCCATGCGCTGATACGCCATGTGGACGCCGGATTCAAACTCCTCGATAAAGGAAGTATCAATAGATGGGGTTGCCATACTATTAGCTCCTTATCCTAAAGTTAAAGTTACATTGTCCATCCGGTTATTCCTTCATATTGGCTTTGTTCGGTTGTCCAGTTAGGGGAGCTACCCCATTTAGGGCCGAGACCAACACTACGGGCCTTCAGTACGGTAAAACTGACAGAAAGTGATGTGTTTGTTAATTCACATTTATTTCTGCCGAGAATATTGGTTAAATCCAGCCCGAACCTTTGCAATAAAGGCTGGGTCTTTATCCTTCCAATAACGCTCGTCTTGTTGCATTGAACGTAGGTCATCAATGCTAAGACGTTCTTGAAACTCTGTTGGTGAGACCATGTTAAACTGAGGCTGACCATTGAGTTCCATGAGTTCTTCAAATAACTGCACCATTTTAGCTGATGCTGGTGTGTTAGCAAAAGCTTCATATGCTTCTTCGCTAAGTGACTTATGCGCCCATGAATCTACACGCTCTAAACGCTGCTCTGCATATTCACCTAAGGCCTGTGACTCTACGTTCCAATCAGGCCCACGTTGGGTATCCATAGCAGCATATTCATTAATCACTTCATTAAATTCTTGCTGAGATAGACCGTAGTTGTGTGCCTTGCTGCGAAACCAATCCAACATCGGGTCATCATTGGCAATTGTATATTCCAAACCCTCTGGCGGTGTAAAATCAATCTCATAATCGCCTGGGCTAATAGGTGCTGCGCTTACAGCTTCTTCATTAAGCTCTGAGACAATCTGCTCTCTTAGCTCATCTTTGCGCTGATAAAACTTACGCTCTAGCTCTTTATAGCTATTCGCAAGCTCTTCTGGTCTTTCAAACTTTTCAGGAAGCCAATCAAATCTCTCTGATGATACTTCTTGAGGTTGCTCCTGCACTTCTGATGCCTGAACCTCGACTGATGCTTCGGTTTCAACGCTTTCTGCTGCTGCTTCGTTCATTAACAATCCCACTTCCTTAGTGCTTTGTTGATACGGCTATTAGGGTCATTAGCCGTTTTTTTGCTTGTAAGCTTCTTTTTCATACCCATCATCCGCTTACAAAAAGATTTACGTCTTGCTGCTGCTTTCGGGGACTTCTTAGCTTGCTTAGCAGAAACAGGACGTTTGATGTTTTTACCTTGTCTACGCAGTGATCTACGACCAGCTTCATTCAAACCGCCCGATTTACTTTGACCTTCTTTTCTTTGCCAAGCTGGTGTCTTAGCCATTACGTCCTCGCATAAGTTGGTTTTTTACCACCGCTGGATGGATTCGTTGCACGTTTACGTCTTGTTGCCGCTTGCTTCTGGCTTTTGCTCATGCTGCTTGCTTTAGCTTGAGGCACACATTTAGGATAGCTTCTTTTGTCACCCATCTTGCGACCACATGGTGGATGTTTACCATCTTTAGTTGTGGATATGTCAACCCACTTCTCATTAAACCACTTTTTCAGACTCATAAGTTTTTCTCGCTAAAAAAGAATCTCATCAGGCTTTATGTCTGCAAGCCTCCCCTGTAAATACATGCTGTATGCTCTTTTCATTGCAGAAGGCCTTGCCATTATTCTGCTTGCATTGTTGTTCCCAAGCATTTTTTTAAGAACAATTTCAAATTGGTTGTCGTATTGACCAACCTTTTTACCCATAGTTTTTTTTACAGGCTTTGTTGGAGCTTTCATGTGTATTTACTACCCATTTTCTTATATTGTTGAACAAGCTGACCTGAGGCATATGCGCTAGGCCACTTTTTCACCCTCGCTTTAACAATAGCTTTTGCTCTTGCATATAATTTTGCGTTGGTTGGTTTAGCCATCGCCTTGTTTCCTACCCAATTCCGTACGCTTTTTAATGACAGCCACTATCCAGCGGCTGCCTTCTGCATGTGCTAGAGTTTCGATTCCCACCCCAGCACCGTAGATGTTATTTGTCGACAAGCTTTCCAAATACTGTAGGAAATCCCTTCCAACCCCCGAGCCAAAAAGAGCGTAGGCTTTAGAATTAAGATCTTGGTCAACTTCCTTAGTGTATCCTCTACCATCTGGCGAAACATTTATTTTCTCCTTCACTGCATACCCCCGCCTTGCTGTGCAGCCATCAATTGCTGCATTAACTCGGCGTTTTGCTGGACTTGTTGTGCATCCGCAAGCAGCTCTTCTTGAATACCGAACTTCTGTGCTAGATAACGAATAACCTGTTCTTGATTGTACAATGCTGGTGTGATCTCAGGCCCGAATGTGCCAGCAACTGTCTGCTGAAAACGAACAAAGTCAGCAACATCTTGCTGATCCTGTGCTCTAAGCAATGGTGATACTGGAACAATTCTAAGCTCACGACCATCGACCTTAGGTATGTCTAACAAACCTTGGTCTGTATAAATCTTGATGATACGCTCTACAAGAGGCTGTAGAAACTCTTTCTGCATACGACCAGCTACAGCACCCATGTCTCTAGCTACATCAGCAAGTCTCTCAGATACTTCAGTAGCAGACAATGGAGTACGAGCATTTGGTCTAGTGTCTAACTCATCTATAAATAATGCCTTGCGAACATTACGGCGCATATCATCAAGAACAAGCTGAGCAACATCAAAACGGCCCGGACTTTGGAGCGTTTCGATTGTCGAGCCTGGGCTTCTCGGTATGAACGTCCCCGGCTGAATTGTAATGTTGTCTGGATTAAAGACGCCATCATCATCATAAACGTAAGATCCGGCTATCGCCATCTCTGCGTTTTCCAAAATAAGTTGAACAGTAAGATTCAATGTCTTGATAGCTGGCATAGCTTGCAAAACAGGGCCACGACCCCATACTTCAAAACCAGACTTAGACCAACGTGTTGTGATCCAAGGGACGCTGCCACGACCAACCAGCTTCTGTTTTTTCAAAATATGGTTGTCGGTTTCAGAGATCAAGTAATAAGTATACTCATCCTTAAATTTATTCTTCTCATCATACATTGTGGCTTCAATGATCTTAGTCTTGCGCTGCGGATCACGCTTTTGAACCATAGACATTTTCTCACTAAACTTAGCATCAGGATAACGATGCTTAATCTCAGTAATGTCCATTTCGTTGTTCCAGCGGAACCAACCAGCAACAGAGTCAAGATTTCCGGGCAAAAGTGCTACATTGGTTGGCGGCACTGACGTAAAATGCAAGTCACCAACAAAACGACCCTCTTCAACGAGAAGGTTCATAGTGCCAAG